CCGCCCCTAAGGAATGCTACTACAGTGGTATTATAATGGGCCCACTGCTGCTAACCAAGATACTGCCGCTGAACGCAGTTTTGGGGCATCATAACTATAGCCCCAGGCTATCTTGCCGATGAAGAGGGATTCATCGGACTTGTTTCAAACCAATTTCCATACGTATACCGCATGATAAGGCCGTCCTAAGATAGGCCCGTTAGGTTGATCGTCACCTATCACTTGTTTTCAACAATCTCGCATGATCATAGCCAACAAGGTTTCATCTTTCATGATACCTAACTCACATTGGCTGATCTTGTCTTCTAAAGACCGAATGTCAGATTCGCTGAGACCATATCTGGAGTAAAGGAACTCCCAAGTACCCTCACAAACATCATGCATAGAATTTGCAAATGATTTGTATTGGTGACCGTGCTCTTCATATACGTCGCCCTCTCCTGCTAGGACTAGTAATCGCGGAACAAGCACGCGCAAAATAGGAACAAAACTGCAAGAGGCGCGCAAGCTCAAGCACACGCCACGCAACCACGGCATGTAATTACCATTCGATGATTTGTACATGCTATAGAATGTTTTGCCCAACACCCGACCAATCTTGGGCCCAAGAACAGACCCATCACGTGTCGGATATAAAAATGAACTGCAGAAATCAACACAGTCCGCTAAGACTGGTGTGAATCCGCCCGCAACATAGTGATCCAAAACCCCGTCGATGTTTACCGCATAAATCAGCGCATCATCCCCATGAACAATGGAGGCGAGTACGAAGTCGCACGACTCATGCAGCACAAGGTGGATCCTAGAATTGCCACTACTAGTGTCCCCATCACCCGAGGATACTTGGCCAACTCTATGATACTTGATACCCGACCTTGTAACACCTTTGGAGACACCGCTCCTGTTGCTAAGCGCATTAAGACAGTTTTGAGGAGCACCACACGCCTTGAACTCTTTCCAGAGCATTTCAAGTTGTGTGGGCCCAACTGATCTGTCCCAACGTTTGCAATCCACCGCCCACCATCGCGCCCCTTCTACCTGTATGCGTTCTGGAATTAGATCAAAGAAAACACCAATTTCCTCTGCACTCCTACCTCCTGCATACAAATATTTACCACCAAGATCGTAAAGTTGCATTAGCTTCTTTCCATAGGCCCAAGTAAATGGTCCAGTGGCGACCTTAATAGGTACTGACCTTCCTTGAATAAGGCGAGGTGCGAATGTAGGTTTAATGATCTTGGCTCCAACCTTTGCAACGCGCTTTTCTCTCTTTATGAAAGCTTTGATAACCAAATCCTTCTTAACCGGATTATAGATATTTGCGTTAACAAGCAACCCTCTGGCTCTGGAGGGTAGATGTTGGATCCAATCCTGCATCTCTGGCATGGTAACCTTTCCCATGACCTTAGCAGATGACCACCATTGGGGCCATACAAGATTTTCGCTATTATCAACCGAAGTTACCCTGCTCATAACTGCGGCTCTCTCATTACAAATACATGAACGAGAGACTTCAACCTCAACGCCTTCAATACCAAAAGCAATGTAGTGGATGGACACTTTACTATCGTTGCAAGGTAGTCTTCCGGCGATGGGAAGCTTCTGTGGCATAACGAGTTTGCTGTTTCCAACAACAGCTTCGTTATCTCGGAGACTTGGCTCATCAACACAACTATCGTATATCGCATGATCCTTCAATCGACCTTCAATGAGGTGAGATGGAACGGAGTTGTACAAATAGTGTATTGGCACGGCAATTCGCTTAGGC